TACAATCATTTGCTACAGCAGATATTGTGCCATTAGTTTTAGTGGAGGTAACAAAAAAACTGACACATCTAAAAAGTATTGTGGTAAACTCAGTTCACGATAGCCTTATTATAGATGTGCATCCAACAGAAGTAGAGGATGTTACAAATGTAATTAAGACTATTGAAGGGAACCTAGTATCCTTAATGAGAACTAGGTGGGGTATTAAGTTTAATGTACCCTTAAAATTAGATATGAAAATAGGTAACAGTTGGTTAGAACAGACAGACATCTAACAAAGGTTCCCCCCACAGCAGGGTGATGGGGGAAACCTTTGTTAGTTTATTATAGGAGATTTATATGTCTACAGAAATAGTTACACTGAGTACAGATAAAGGTAGTTTCAATCAAATAGCAACAGCTATGGGTATGACTGCTGACATGGACACCAAAAAGACTAAGAGTAATCTAGCTAGATTAAAGATAGATCATTCAGGTATTGATGGTGAAACAGAGATTAAAGGTAAAAAGAAAACTATCAAGGTTGTAGATCCTGGTATGTATTCTTTAGAGTTACCTGATGGTGATAAGATTTATCAAGAAGATCCAAAGATTAGATTATTCCAACAGAAGTTTATGTACAAAAGATACATAATGGCTAATGGAGATAGCAAAGGCACGTTTGTGAAAACAATCATGGCTAATGACTTGAAATCAGATCTTATTGATAACATTGGAGGTGTTAACTGCGGTAAGCCTAGTGGTTGGATAGAAGACTATCAAGCTTTACCAGAAAGTCAGAAGAACTTAATTAAAAGTATTAAGAGAGTTCGAGTGTTGTTTGGTCTAGCTACTTTTGATAATGCAGTTGATGGTCAAGGCTTAGATATTGATCCACAAGAAGGTGTTCCATTTATCTATGAGGTAGATAACCGTGAAGCATTTAAGACTATGGGTACACCTATTGCTCAGATGGCTAAACAATCTAGACTGCTACCACAGCATCTTATTAAGTTAGGCACAGATGAAAGACAGATTGCATCTGGTAACAAATACTATGTTCCAAGTGTAGAGTTGCTGCCAAACTTAATTGAAATCACACCAGAAGATCAGACTACCTTTAAATCTTTTACTGATTGGATTGAAAACTACAACACATGGGTTAATACAAATCATCAGGAATCTATTGATGCTAAGAAGCAACAAGAGAATGATGCTTTAGTTAACGAGTTTGTTGAGATTGATGAGTCAGGTAATGCTGTCTAATCCTATTGAACTAGCAATCCATAAATATCTTAATAGCATTACTGCTAAAGATACTATTCTTCCTAAGAAAGTATTAAAAGGTATTGTTAAAGATATTGAGGTTGCACTCAATAAACAGTTTGTCGAGAAAAAGAATCAGGACTTTACACTTCGGATGTCTAATATCGGCAGACCCTATTGCCAACTCTGGTTTGATAAAAACAAGCCAGAGTCGGCTCTTCCTCCATCAGCTAACTTTATTATTATGATGTTGATAGGTGATATACTTGAGGCTGTATTCAAAGGTCTACTTACAGCCTCAGGTGTTTCATACAAGAATGGAGAACAAATTGAGTTAGATCTTGGTGATGACTGCAAGATACCTGGAACACCAGATATAATATTTGATACAGGAGTTGCTGATATTAAATCTGCAAGTCCATGGTCTTATCAAAATAAATTTAAGACATATGATACACTAGCTGAAAAAGATAGCTTTGGTTATATAGCTCAGTTAGCAGGATATGCTGAAGCTACTAACACTAAACCTAATGGTTGGTGGGTGATTAATAAAGGGACAGGTGAGTTCAAACATGTAGACTCACCAAATCTAAATACTAAATCTGTACTAGCACAAACTAAACAGCTATACAAAGAATTAAAACTAAATAAATTTAGAAGATGTTTTGAAGATGAACCTGAAACATATCGTAAAAAACCTTCAGGTAATCGTAAACTAGGTAAAGAATGTTCATGGTGTGCATATAGACATGCTTGTTGGCCTGGACTAAAAGAGATGCCATCTAAAGTTTCACAAGCTGAAAACCCACCAATGGTGTGCTACACAGAAGTTAAATAATGTTTAATGCAAAGTCGTATGCAGCCTCTAAAAGAAAAGGATATAGAAGTGGGCTTGAGGTTGAAGTACAAAAGCAACTAACAGAAGCTAAGTTAGATGTAGGATATGAAACAATAAAAATAGAATGGGAAGATCTGGCATATAGAAAATATACACCAGACTTTGTATTACCTAATGGAGTAATTATAGAAACAAAAGGATTGTTTACACCATCAGATAGAAGAAAACATATACTAATACAAAAGCAACATCCAGAGTTAGATATAAGATTTATATTCACAAATAGCAATAAAAAACTAAATAAAAAATCTAAAACAACTTATGCAAAGTGGTGTGAAAAATATAACTTTTTATATGCAACAAAAGTAATACCAGAAAAATGGTTAGATTGTAGTAAAAAAGTAGATGTACCTGAGATAATTAATTTTAAAGGGATAAGACATGTTTGATAAAGAAACATTTGATGCAGATTTAGCACATACTAAATTAGAAGATGATGATGTTGCAGTTGTAATAAGACCTGCCTTTGATAAAAAAGGATGGACAGGTAAAGTAGATCTTAGTGCTTTAATTATGCCAGTTACTAAATTAAAAGATGAAGAACATGAAGTAGTTAAAGATTCAATGTATGCTTTAGTAACTTGTTTTCACTTGCTAAATACAGACAAAGATTTTGGTGAAAGAGTAGCAGATGAAATGGATAGAATGGCTGCATCGGGTGAACTAGGTAATGTTGAGAAACCAGTAAAAGTAACACATTTATCTTCGTGGACTAAAACTGAAGGTAATGCATAATGGCAGAAAAACTCCTAAAGGATATGGTTAATCATCCTGAACATTACAACAAAGGTAAGTATGAAACCTACGATGTAATTGTAGATACATTGGGTAAACATGAAGCTATATCGTACTGTCAAGGTAATATACTTAAATATATTATGAGGATGTGGAATAAAGATAAACCTTTACAAGATGCAGAAAAAGCAGAGTGGTATCTAAAAGCTATGATAAAGTTACTAAAAGAAACTAAGGGAGTTAATTGGTAATGGATAAGATAAAGATAGATTTATCTAGGGACAAGTTGCTATCAGATCAAGCAACACAATTGCTAAAAGATTATTATATGATCAGAGGAGAATCTTCTCCACAAGAGGCTTTTGCTAGAGCAGCACTTGCTTATTGTGATGGTGACTACAAATTTGCTCAACGAATCTATGACTATGCTAGTAAGCAATGGTTTATGTTTGCTAGTCCAGTTCTTAGCAATGCTCCTAGATGGGGTGAACCATTTAAGGCTTTACCTATTAGTTGTTTTCTCTCTTATGTAGGTGATACATTAGAGGACTTAATATCACACAATACAGAAGTTGCATGGTTATCTGTAAAAGGTGGTGGGGTTGGTGGTCATTGGTCGAATGTAAGGGCGGTCAGTGACAAAGCACCAGGACCAATCCCCTTCCTCAAAGTTGTAGATAGTCAAATGACTGCATATAAACAGGGTAAAACTAGAAAGGGAAGCTATGCTGCGTACTTGGATATTGACCATCCTGACATTATTGAGTTTATTAATTTCAAGTTGCCTACTGGCGGTGATGCTAATCGTAAGTGTTTCAACTTATTCAATGCTGTTAATGTTACCAATAAGTTTATGAAACGACTTGAGGCTAATGAGATGATCGAACTAACAGATCCTCACACTGGTCTATACAGAGATAAAATCTCAGCTAGAAAGTTATGGGAAAGAATCCTAGAAACCAGATTCAGAACAGGCTCACCTTACATTAACTTTATAGATACAGCTAATGAAGCAATGCCTGAAGCTCTAAAGAAACATGGTCTAAAGATTCATGGTAGTAATTTGTGTAATGAGATACACTTACCTACTAATGAAGATCGAACAGCAGTATGTTGTTTATCCTCAGTCAATTTAGAGAAGTATGATGACTGGAGAAGAACAACTATGGTTAGAGATCTAATTCGTTTTCTGGATAATGTTCTACAAGCATTTATAGATAATGCACCAAAAGAACTTATCCGTGCAAAAAAGAGTGCTCTTCGAGAAAGATCTTTAGGGTTAGGTGCTATGGGATTTCATGGATATTTACAGAAGTACAATACACCATTTGAAAGTGCTATAGCTAAATCGTTAAACAGAAGAATATTTAAGCATATAAAAGATGAAGCCTTATTGGAAACAAAGTTACTTGCAACAGAACGGGGTGCTCCAGGTGATCTTTTTGGGACCAATGTTCGTAATGCACATCTTCTTGCTGTTGCTCCTAATGCTAATAGCAGTATCATATGTGGGTGTACGGCTAGTATCGAACCTATTAAATCGAATGCGTACGTTCATAGGACAAGGGCAGGATCGCACTTAATTAAAAACAGATATCTTATTGATGTATTAGAAAAGCATAATGCTAATGATGAAAAGACATGGCAAAGTATTATCATCAATGAAGGTTCTGTACAACACTTAACCTTTCTATCAGATTATGAAAGAGACATATTTAGGACAGCCTTTGAGATAGATCAGGCCTGGGTGATAGAACATGCTGCAGATCGTCAAGAGTTTATATGTCAAGGACAGTCAGTTAATTTATTCTTTCCCGCAGGAAGTGATAAGAGTTATGTAAATTCAGTGCATATAAAAGCATGGAAGAAAAAGTTAAAGGGGCTTTACTATCTTCGTACTAGCTCTGGCAATCAAGCTGAGAAGGTTAGTACACAGGTCCAACGAAATGCTTTGAAAGATGCAGAGGAGTGTATAAGTTGTCATGGATAAAAGAAAGAAGTTTGATTATAAATTATTTAAAGCTAATGATGAGTTAGCTAGAAGTGTTGGTAAAACATATTGGGACTCATTAGGTAGAGTTGCTATAGATAATCCTGATAAATATGGGCCTGATTTAGTTATTGATGGAGAATTTTATTGTGAAATGGAAATCAAACGAGCATGGAAAGGTAAAGACTTTAAATATAAAACTTGCCAAATACCACACAGAAAAGCTAAGTACCTGGACAAAGATAAGTACAGTATGCAGACACATTTTCTCATCCTTAATAATGAACAAGAGTATGCTTTCTTTATTAAAGGAGAAGATGTTGAAGCATCGCCAGTAGTAGAAGTACCTAATAGATATGTACCTTCAGGTGAAATGTTTTTTCAAGTGCCATTAAACAAGTTAAAATTAATAAAATTAAAAAATGATAAAGATGACAAAACCAACAAAGAGTAAAAAAGATAGTAAAGTTGATGTAGATTCAGTGGAAGTTATACACTGGAGAGATGCTTTATCAGATCATGGATGGAGTGAAACTAGAGAGGCAGAACTTGCAGAAGTAGTATCTGTAGGTTTTTTAATAGCAGAAGATAGAAAAGCAGTATGTATTGCAACAACTTGGGCCGAACCAGAAAGTAATGGTCGGATGAATATACCAAAGGGGTGGATTACAAA